GGCGAGCGCTCCCCAGTGTATCCCGAAGTGGTGAAACCGGCCATTTGATCCTCAAGCAACGGGAATATACCCACATGCGAGACTTTTCCAACCTTGTTCTCGTCCCCGTATAGCGCCGCGATCGGCTCGGCTCGCACCACCTTACCGCGGCTCGCGTGAACAAGCTTGAACGGCAATCGAGGATGCTTTGCCTCGCTCGCCGCAGCCCGCAGCACCTCGCCAACCATCGCTCCGCCGAAGTTGGCCTCAGCAACCACGCAATCAGCCCGCCAACGATCATAGGCCGATATCACGATCTTGCCCCAGCCTTGAGGGCCGAACCTACCGCTCAAATCCTCCATCACATAGGCCCGCCCATCCACCCCAAGAGCCACCACAACGATGCCGATTTCGTCCGATCGCTTGTCCTCCGGGCCCGAACACCCCGAAGGATCAACCGCAATGATGACCCGTTGCAGATCAGGCACATCCCCATCCATAACCCGGCCCGAATCGATCATCTCCAGCGTCCACAACGCCCCGTCTGTGGTCGAGCCATAGAGGCCGTACAGGAACCGATTGCGCAGCCGGGTCGGCAGATGTTCGAGCGACTTCACATACTCATCTGGCAGGTTCTCGAGGTTGTGTGCCGGATTTAGCGTCATTGTGGCATAATTTTCAGGGTCAGGCAGGCCCATCTTGGTGTCCGGATCCACATGGTCAACGAACACCCGCTTGGTCCAGTGAGCGTCATTCGGAGGATTGCAGTCGTACCAAGCCCGCAGCCGCAGCGGCGTTTTCTGCGCTAACCGGGTAAGCGCGATGTTCCGCGAGGTCCAAGGGATCTGGCTGCACTCGTTCAGGAACAGCGTGGCGTACTCACTGCCGAGGATCTTTTCCGTCCGTTCCTTGTCGTCCAGGCCGCCGAACCAGACCTCAGACTGATTCGGCAGCGTGTAATACCAGTCCGACTTGTCGAGGTGCGACCGCTCCCCCACCCCCGGGAAGCACAGCCCCATCACCTTCGGCAGCGTATCGAGGATGATAGACCCCTTGAGGTGGTTGAACCGATACCGCAGCACAGCATGGCGTGACTTGTGAGCCAGTGCCCGGGTAATGATAGCCCGGATTATCAGGAACGTCTTTCCAGACCGCGAGCCGCCCGCCAGCATCGTATGAAGCGCCGTTGAGCCTAACAGCCGGTTCGCTTCTGTTTGTCTAACGGTTAGACTAAACATGTTAGACCTACGGTTAGACTAAAGAAGATCGGCATCTGAGCCGTTTATCGAAACGCTAACACTCCCACTATGCTCCAGCTTGTCCTTAAACATCCCAAGCTGCTTACCCATGTTGAGCAGCGCCGCCACCTTGTCGTGGAACTTGATGGATATTCCCTCCTTGGTCTTGCGGACCTCGCTGATAGCCGCAGAGATATCAGGCGGCAAATCAGCGCTTGGCACTAGCGCAACGCCCTGGACGATCACCGCATCAAGCTTGGAGCCGTCCCCAGCATCCACCGCAGGTAACGCCAGTGCCTCTCCCCATTGAACGGCCTTCGTGATGTCCGAGAACCCAATGCGCGCGAGCTCGGCCATGATTCGTTCGATCGTAACCCCGGCTTTTTGAGCCCCAATTGCTGATAATTCCTCAATTCTGAGGGAAACCACCTCAGTTTTCTTAAGTCTATCGGCATTTTTAGGGTTTGGCTTGTATCCTGCCTTGGCATAGGCGTCCCCCGCAGTTGAGCCCTTGGCTACCTGCTGAGCGAATATTTCCCACCGCTTGTTCTTAAGGGAGGCCATGGTATTTCTGTACAGTTATCTCAAAGATACGGCAACAGTGCTGTCATCGGCGCATCATCAATCCTTCAGAACGCCGATGCAGAGTTGCAAATCAGTTGTTGTAGTAAATGTCGGAGTTCCCGTTGTAGTAATGACAGCCCATATTTGCCCAGTGCCAGGCGGCAGCTTTATGGCCTTTGCGATCTGGTCAAGGGTGTAAACCGTGTGTGTCCCGAGCCCAGAGAAATTAGCGGTCAGTTTGATCGGGCCGCGGACGAGCGGGACATCGGCAGCCAGAATGGCCGGCGCGGTCTTATCCGTGAACGTCGTGGTGGGCTTCGAAATGAACAGCGAAACGTCAAATTCGGCTGTCTGGACCGATGTTGAGGTTAGTGTGAACGATTGCGCAATTCCTGATTCGGCCGGAACTCCGGATCCAAGCCTGCCAAACTGGAGAGCCAATAGCGGTCCAACCTCGTTGTTGGCTGAATATTGCGAGCCAGCGGTAACCACTAGCGCCGTATTCTTGCCCTGTCCCGTGCAGGCTTCATCAGTCCATCTCCCGGCCGTAACTGGGGCATCGGCCTGCGCCAGCGAAGAGCTCACCAGAAGGGCCGCCAGCGCGGCCGAGATCATCTTCATAGCTTGTCATTCCCCGGCATGGTTGATCGGATATCAAGCGTTGGCGGTAATCGGACCACAGCAGGCGCCTGCACCCTCGGGATGGGCATGAATGCCCGGATATCTGTTGCCGCTACTTGGATGGTTGCCACAAATGCAGGTTCCTTGGTGGTATGGAACGACATTACGTCTCCCTATTTCCGGCGTATTGATCGCAACCGCCCCGTGGCCCAATCCCCTTCGGGCTTGAGGCCGAAATGATAGGCGTATGCGGCCTCACCTCTGAGCAGATCGGCCGCGTAAGGGTCGAATTCCTGCGCCATTCGTATAGCCCCGAGCGCTCGGCGATCGTCAGTCGATATGATGACATATAGCATTCCGGTCCCGATCGCGATATCACGCTCGAAAGGGAACAATCTCGCAGCGAGCTCCAGTTTGCCTGCATCATGCTGTTCTAAGCCTACCAGATAAAGCTGGTCGCCGCAGAACGCCAGCACTCCGAAGCTCCACGCCACGAGCAGCCAGACGGCCCGCCACGATCGCGGCCATAAACGCCGATACAGGCATAAACAGCGGAAAGCCAAAGGATCCGATGACCAAGAAGAAAACGAGTGCGCAGCGGTAGTCATCATTAACCCTCGATAGCTTGTAGACCACGACCAACAGCGGGATTACGCCTATTCCGAGCTCAAATGTCAATTGAAACAGGTCGTTATGGGCGTTTACCGGCCGCTCAATCAGCGTGTCGATGTGATTCGCGTAGAGCGGGTAAAGGAACTGGAATGATCCTATCCCGTGTCCCCATGGAACGAGGCCGGATAGAGTATCCTGCCACATGGCCCAACGCTGCGCGAGACTTGATCCGCCGTCGCGCTGCAGCAATGAATTCAGCCAAAATCCGGCAATCGTAAAGAGGCCTATTATGGTCCCTATTGCGGGCCATCGATTGCGAAGCGCCACTGTGCGTATTCGCGGCCATCCCCATACCGCAGAAGCCACGACAAGCCCGATCATGACGGAACGCGAGCTCTCCATTAGGCCTGGAACGGTAACCGGAACCAGCCACCATAGCCGCTCGAGCAACAGTAGAACCAGCAACATCCCTGCGGTCTCGGCGAAAACATTGGAATTGACGAACAATCCAGCAGCACGCCCCGTGAAAGCATAGACGTGGAATCCTCCGACCAAGGCAATCAGGTCAGATACCGCCAGCCCGGCCGCTAGTCCGATCAGGAGCAATCGATAGCTGGTTTGCTGCGATGCCCAAACCACCACGCACCCCAACGCCAGCAGTTTCATCAGCATCAGCGTTCCATGCGGCGCCCACATCCACGACATAGCCGCATAGACCAGAAACGCCATCCCCCAGCCATTGAATAGAACTGGGATCTCGGGCTTCCAAATCATCAGGGGCACCGCCATCCAAAGCACAACCCATCCGGTGGGGATCGCAGCCCCGATGATGATCGGGATGTAGGCCGTCATGAGTAGGAAGCCGAGCAGGAATTGCGTCATAATTGATCCCGCCACGCCAGTATAGAAAGCCCAGATACCGTTAGGATTACGAACAAAATAATCATGAAATCCGTAAGCTCTGGCATTCCAACGCCCTTTTGTAAGAAAAATGCCCCTCCTGCCAGGAGACAGAAGGGGCAAGGTCAACCATCGCGCGGGGAGGATGCGCTACGGCTCGGCGGACGCGCTCAGAATTCCGGTCGCAGACGAAGTTCCAAGCTGCATCAGGTAGTTCACAGTACCCACCGCAGGCAACGTCGCCGCCGTGATGGTCATCATCACTCCGGTATTGTTCGGAACCGTGGTCAGCGTGTTGATGTAGGTGGCGAGGCCACCGAGCGCACCCAATGTCGTGTATGCCGTGGACGTGAACGCCTGGAACCCGTTGGTATATTGCATTGCGGGAGCGATGCGCATAGGTGTCGGGAAGGACACATTGCAGACGCCGGACGTGGTCGAAGTCGTGGTAGTGCAGCTCGCGAACGGAACCGGAGACACAAGCGATTGATTCTCATATACAAAATATAGGTACGAGTATTGGTATAATGCCTCAACGGCTTGGATGCGGCGCTCAAAAGCGGTGGGGGAAATAACGCCTGCCGGCATCTCGGCAGCTGGCGTAGACGGCTTAGCCTCAAGTTGCATGCCATCGATCTCGATATAATCGGTCGTGATCGAGGTCGTGGCAACAGGGGCGAAGCAGATGGAAACGCTGACCTCGGTTACCGGGGTCGTCGTATTGGGAACATTGACCGGGATCGGAGCATAGACTGCGTAGCGGGTCCATGTCGTTGAGCCGGCAATCGTTGCAACGCCAGAGGTAACAGTTCCGGTCGTTCCAGGCGCAAATCCAGCGATCGCATTGGTATAATTGGTCGGCGTGCCGGCCTGACCCGCATCCCCAAGGGCAAACTTGGAGCCGTTACCGCCGGCAAATCCGAGCGTGGCTTGGGTGCCAGCCGTATCAGCCGCCGAGGCGTAATCTACGTTGACCGTGATTGCGCCCGCACTGGCCGAGTTGCCAGCACCGTTGAATTCGTAGAACGAGAATACCGCGTTATTGCCGACTAGAGGAGCCGCCGCGGCTTGGTCAAGAGTCTGGCCGACGCAAATCTTGCCGGCAGCCCCAGCCACGGAACGGGCGATTCGGAGGGCTTTGGTATTGTTGAGGCCAGGGACAACGGCCGTCGCCGCCGTGCTGTCGATCGTGACTGAGACGCCGGCGGCTGGAGCGATAACCCACCATCTATCAGCCGATATCACTGCGGCGGTGGGGGAGATGCCGGACAGCGCAGCCACGCCTTTTGTGGTCGCAAGTCGCTGAGCCAGATTGGTCGTCATGTCACCGCCGATAATGCGGT